GGAAAACCCTGCACAAGAAATGTTCGATCAATCACAAATGTTGGAGAGTAGAATAGCATAATGGCATTACCAGATTATTTACAACAGGCAGCACAAGATTACGCAACTCAATTAACGGCAGCAACATCTGTACCTATTGATACTAGTACATTTACTGGTTCAAATTTTGTTGCAGGTGAAGATCCTTTACAGACACAAGCAATCAACCTTGCAACGTCAGGTATTGGTGGTTATAAACCGTTCTTACAACAGGCACAACAATTTGCAGGAACAGGTGCAGGAACTGGACCTGGATCTATTTCATCTTTTATGTCTCCATATCAAGGAGCTGTTATTGATGAAACATTAAGACAGTATGACTTATCAAGAAATGCTGGTATGCAAAACATTAAAGACTCTGCAATAGCACAAGGTGCATTTGGTGGTGGTAGAACAGGTGCTTTACAAGGACAGTTCATGGCTGACTCTACTGCTAATAGATCAGGAATCGCGGCTAATTTATTACAACAAGGTTTTCGAGATGCTACACAAAGAAGACAAGCAGCTTTACAAAATCAATTTGCACTATCTAATTTTCAAAGATCTGGTTTATCTGGAGACGTAGCTTCACTAGGTAACCTTGGAGCATTTAGACAAGGATTAAATCAACAACGATTACAAGCACAAGCTGATGCTAATAGAACTGCAGCTTACGAGCCTATGGGAAGACTCCAACAATACGGAGGTGGTTTAGGTCAATTAGCTGGATTTGCACCTGCTGCACCATTACCTACTTCAGGTGGATCTAGTCCATTTGGTACAGGTTTAAGTACAGCTATGGGTATCGCAGGATTGTTTGGTAAATTATACGGATAGTATATGAAAACATTAAATAGACCAATGTTTAGATACGGCGGCCCTATCAAAGAGGGTATCATGGACGGTATGAGAGAGCCAAAGAAAGATGGTAATATCGTTGGTGGTAAACAATCACCACTACTAGCCGGAGCCCACCCTTTAAAAGATTCAGAAGGTAGAGAGCATCATTTTATACCTGCTTTATATGCTGCTGGTCTTGGAGCTTTAAATATAGGTAGAGCAGGTCTTGCTGCTGCTAGAATTGCTGGGCCAGCTATAGCTAGAGGTTTTAAAGCAGCTAGAGGATTTGGTGCTACTCCAGGTAAATTAGGATTTGTCGATAGAGTAAAAGATTTAGCAAGAATTAATAAAGGTATTGGTTTACCTATGGCTACTCGTCCTGAAAGCGTTGGTTTTAGAATAGGTTCTTTTGCAAAACAAAATCCAATTTTAACATTATCAGCACCTAGTTTAGGTTATGATGCTGCAAGAATTGGTGGACCCTTGTTAGCAGAAGGTGCTAAAGGTGTTGCAAATTTTTTAGTACCGGGTGAAAGATTTGACCCATTCAAACCTAAACAACCAAAAGTACCAGAAGGTGATAAAACTGGATTAAAACGTGGAACAAAAGAAGAAGGTAAAACTAAAGTTGTAACTACACCTAATGTAAGTGGAACTGGAGAAGGTACAAAACAAGAAATAAATGAAGACAGAATTCAAGCAACAAAAGATAGATACTACAAATTAATGGGTATAGATAAAATGAATAAAGAATCTGTTTACGATTCATTAATTGATGCAAGTAAAATTATACAACAAGAAGGTGGAGACCTAAAAGGAGCTATCAAATCGGGTAGTTTACAATCACAATTAATAGGTGCTATATCTCAAAACTTAGATAAATCTTCTGCTCTTAAAAAACAAATTGATGCTGCAGTTCTTAAAGGTGAAATTGAAAAAGATATTAAAGCAAATGATCCATCTGCTGCAGTCGATCTTGCATATAAAAAAGCAGCCACTGCAAAAATACAAAAAGATTTAAAAGGTAGTTCTGCAGCTGATGTTCTTGCAACAGCTGAAATAAGTGGTAAAAATTTAGTAACAAGTAATACATTAACAAGCATACTACAATCTAAAGGTACAGATGTTGACTTTACTTTCCCAGACGACAAGTTTCAAAAATGGGAAAAGAATAATGAAGGTAAAGACGAAATAGATTATCTAACAGAAAACTATGGTGGATTAGATAATGGTACGTATGTAGTCAACAAAAAAGCTTTTAAAGTTCAAGATGGTTCGGTATTTCCAATAGACTTAGATAGTATCACAGGTTAGGAGTAACTCATGGCTTCTGCACGAGAACTAATATTAGCGGAATCAAACGATAATAATAAAGTAGGTACAATTGAATCTGTACTTGCTGGTGTAGGTTCTGGTCTTCTTGCAATACCAAAAGGTTTCTTTTCATTAGGTGCAACACTATTAGATTTAGGTGTTGATCAAAACAGAGCGGCTAGAGTTGAGGCATTCTTTGATGATCTTACAACACTAGATGAGAAAGCAGAAGCAACTATAGCTGGTCAGATAACAGAAGCATTAGTTAACATTGGTATACCGGCTACTGCAGGTTTTAGAGTTGGGTCAAAGATAGCAGTTGATGCAATGAAAGCTGCAAAAACTGGTAAGTATTTTAAACCTTCGGGTGAAGTAAAAAAATTAGCTGACGATGTTTTAGAATTAAATACTAAAGGTAAAACAAATAGATTTATTGGTGGTGCGTTAGGAGGTGGTGTTGGTGAGGCAGCGTTTGTTGGTGACGTAGAGCAGATAGGTACGTTCGGTGATTTAATTGGTGGACCCACAGAAATAGATAGAGAATCTGATGACCCGTTAACAGATTTATTAAACAGGGTTAAGTTTGGTACAGAAGGTGCGTTGTTTACTGGTATTATTAGCGGCACAGGGAAAGTTATTAAAAGATTAACTGATCGAAATAAAAACATTACAGATTCAAACGATAAGATAGATAGATTTATAGATAAAATTGCACAAGGGTTCAGGGCAAGGAGTGGTAAGACTCAAGAGTTTTTTGATATTGAAAGAACTAACATTGGTGAAAGATCTGCTGACGCTGTAAAAGCAAAAAATATATCTAGAGAATTAGATATAGCTATCGATAAAATATTTCCACCGTTTAGAAACATAGCTAACAGAACCAGTCAAAAACAAAGAGATGCATTATTAAAAGATATTAACGATCTGTTGTTGTCAGGTGACGCACAAATAGATGATCTTGGTTATGCAAAGTTTGGTGCACTAGATCAAACAAAAAAAGAAGCATTACTTAAAAAACTACAAGACTTAAAAGTAGATGAAGAAACTATGGGAACTATATTTGGCAGCCTTACAACTATTAGAGATAAGTGGGCTGATCTATTTTCTAATCTAGGAAGAACATTAGGTAAAAACGAAATACAAGAATTTAAAAAATTATTTGGTAACAAATTTAAAAACTATATTGGTGCAACGTATGATGTATTTCAAAACAAAAGTATACTACCTTTCTTTGCATACACACCTACGAGAGAAGCAATTGAAAGAGCTAAAACAGTATTTAAACAAAGTGCTGATGAAGCAGGAAAACCAATAACAGATCTACAGGCAGAAGAAATAGTAGCCAATGCATTAAAAGACCCTAACCTTCCAAAAGGTTTTAGATTAGATAAACCATCTGATGTTATATTTAAAGTACCAGATTTTTTTGTTAACAAAACTGTATTAGATGAAACATTAAAAAGAAGAGTTGCACAACCTCTTGTATCTATTGGTGAAATAAAATCAAAAGCAGACAGAGAAGTATTTGAAGAATTGTTTGGTAAACAAAGAAATCCTATGCAAACAATTATAGGTGCCACTGCAAAACTGTCTATGCTTACAAGACGTAATATGTTTTACAGAGACTTATTAAAAAAGAATGATGAAGTTTCAGAACTATTTAGATCAGGACAAAGTAATACAAAACCTTTCTTAGCTAGAAGTGAAGACGAAGCTAGGGAATTATTTGGTACAGATTATCAGATGGTAGAAGTTATTGATCCTGCTAAAAGACTGACTGTTGATGCAGGTAAGGGTGTTAAAAAAGAAGTATTAGATAAAGGTAATGTTGCTATGGGTGCAACTAACCCCTTCTCAGAGTCACAGTTTTTTGCAAGACCTGGTGTCGCTAAGGCATTAAAAGATACAGGACTACAGCAACAGGATCCGGGGATGTTGGGTCAGCTGTATCAGAGTTTAGTTTTATATCCAAAGGGTCTATCACAAGTAGCTAAAACAATTTTATCACCGGTAACACACATGAGAAACTTTGTTAGTGCTAGTTTTTTTGCTACAGCAAATGGTATCATACCTGATCAAGCCGCTATTAAACAAGCATACCAAGCATTACAAACACCACTAAAAGGCACAAGACAACAAAACGATTTATACGAAGAACTACTAGAGCTTGGTGTTGTAAACTCTAACGTAAGATTGGGGGACCTAACAAGACTATTAGAAGATGTAAACTTTGGTGAAACAATGACGGCAGACAAAGGATTTAGAATGTTGTTAAAACCATTGTCAAAATTAAAATCAGTGTCACAAGATTTATACACAGCTGAGGATGACTTCTGGAAAATAGCATCATGGGCCATGGAAAAATCTAGATTAGAAAAAAGTCTTACAGCTAAAGGTTTAGTAAAAGGACAATCGTTTACAAGAAATGGTATTGAACAAGTGTTTGATGATAACTTCTTGAAAAGAGAAGCAGCAGATATAATTAAAAATAATGTGCCTAACTATGATTACGTATCTGACTTTGTAAAAGGTTTAAGAAAACTACCTATTGGTAACTTTGTATCATTCCCTGCAGAAATAGCTAGAACAGGTACTAATATTATAAGACGTGGTCTTAAAGAAATAAACGAAGAAATAATTTTACCTGACGGTACAAAAGTAAAACCTTTTCAATCGATAGGGTACACTAGATTATTTGGTATGGGTGCAACTACAATAGCTGTACCAGCTGCAACAGCAGAAGCATTTGCTGCTATCTATGATGTAACAGATGAAGAGCGAGAAGCTCTTAGAAGATATGTAGCTGACTGGTCAAAAAACTCAACGCTACTACCAATAAAAGACGAAGAAGGTAATTTTAAATACGTAGATTTTAGTCATGCTAATGCATACGATACTTTAGTTAGACCCATTCAAACTATTTTAAACCAAGTAGCTGATGGTAGAACAGATGAAGATGGTATGATGGATGATTTTATTGCAGGTATGTTTGGATCTATGAAAGAATTTGCACAGCCATTTATATCAGAGTCTATTTGGACAGAAGCAGTAACAGATATTATAGCTAGAGGTGGTAGAACTAGAGATGGTTTTCAAGTATTTAATCCACAAGATACGTCTGGTGACAAAGCATATAAAATTATGGCTCACCTAGTAGAGGCACAGATGCCATTCTCACTTAATCAATTAAAAAGATTAGATCAATCTATTGAGTCTGTTGACGTTTTACAAAAAGGTAAAATAGATAAGTTTGGACAAACATATGAATTTGGTGATGAGTTTGCAGGTTTGTTTGGTTTTAGATCTGTAGCGGTCAATCCAGATAGAACTTTAAAATTTAAAGTTGCAAACTATCAAAGAGGTGTAAGGGAATCTAGACAGTTGTTTACTAGAGAAGCTTTACGTGGTGGACCAATTGATCCAAGTGAAATTGTAGATGCATATCTAAATGCAAACAGAGCTTTGTTTGGTGTAAGAAAAAATTTTAAATTAGATTTAGATGCAGCAAGAACTTTAGGAATTACACAATCAGGACTAAGAAACTCTACAGATAGATTATCTGGTGTAGAAGTTGGGTCTATAGAACAAAATATATTTAGACCAATAAATATATCGTCAGAATTACAACAAGCATTTGCAGAAAACGCAGCAAAGATCGGTGAACCTAATCCATTAATTTCTGCACTAACCGCACTTGGAAACATACAACAACAATTAGCTAGAACATCGTTATTAGAACCTGAGTTTCCATTTATAGAAAACCCATTACTACCTATTATGCAAGACACACCTGCAACACCAACATCATTAAATTTACCAAACATTAATGCAAATATTGTTAATAACCCTGGTGCAGCAGGATCTTTTTCTAACTTGACAACAGAACAAAAACTGCGATTATTGTTTCCAACAGGATAATTATGGCTAAACGATCAGCATTACAAAAAATAGATGAGCATGAAAAACTTTGTAGAATCATGCAGAAACAAACGTTCGAACAAATCAGAGAAATGAAAGAACGTATTAGAAGAATTGAATATATGATTATGGTTGGAATGGGATCACTTGTTTTAGCTTTACTCATGAATTACATGAAATAAAATGCAACTATCTAGAAACTTTTCTTTACAAGAATTAACAAAATCGGACACAGCGAT